GGGCACGCCTCCTGACACTGGAGATGCAGGAGATGCAGGAGGAGATGCTGCAGCTCCTACACCAACCCCTACCCCAGGGGGTGAAACTTCAGCGTTGCCAACATAAATAATTATGTGGCAACGGATACATGGTCAGACAATTACTTAAGCGCTGGTAGTCATTTATATTCTACCTATCTTGCTAATGCTGTTAATGGTTATGAAAGATTAGCAGACAGAATCACATACGCGCTTGGATATCCAATAGTTAATCTTGAGTTACATGGTAACCAAATATTTACTAATATAGCTCTCTCATTAGAAATGTTTAGTAAGTACGCTGGGTATACTGAAGAGCATTTAGTATTTGATAGTGATAAGTACACTCGTGGTAAAGGCTTAGATATAGCTGAGCTTTTAACTCTCACACCGGAGCTTACCGCAACATATGAATCTACAATAGAAGTAACCACATCAACCTCTACTAATGTAGCAACAACAACTGCAAAGAATTTTGATGCAAATAGTGAAGGTACTTTTATATCATTATTCGAGTTTAACGTTGGTAATACTACTGTTGATCCGTCAGAGTATACATTTACAATTACATTAAACGATTCTAATGTACAAGTTTCTAAAGCGTTAGTTGTTGCGGTGTCTGGAGATACTGATAGTGAATCAGCTGATGTTAGCTTGACTCAATATGGTGATGTGTTTACTACATCAACTGAAATTTTTGACGTAAGTGCAATTCCAGGAACGACTAGCGAACAAGTAGGTGGTAGTTTTACGAATAATGTATCAGTAGGTGTTATACTTGGTAGTGAGATGACTAAAGCAGGATCAGTTAACGCTAACCGTAATGCTGTTTCTACAGACGCAACTACAACTGAGACATTAACAAGCCAAAGGCCTATTATTGGTAATTTCGATGACCTTACAAAACAAAAACGTAAAGTAATAGATGTATATAGTCATGAAGAGGCTGCAAGTAGTAGTTTAAATACATTATTCACTATCGAACAAACTTTAGCGCAACAAACTTATTTTAGTTATGCAATGGGTAATTATGGTTTTGACTTGATAAGCTGGTATGTATTAAAGCAATGGTTAGAGACAAGAGAGAAAATGCTTTCTACAAAGCGTTACTTTAAGTTTGATGAGCGCACTCAACATTTATTGCTGTTACCCGAACCAAAAGAAAAAGAACGTTTTTACGGGGTTGTAAGTTGTTATGTAGAAAAACCGATTCGTTTTCTCATCAAAGAACCTTGGGTGTATCAATATGCTTTAGCCTTAACAAAAATAACTCTTGGTCGAGTTCGTGGTAAGTTTGGTAACGCTCAGCTATTTGGTGGTACAAGCTTAGATACGTCGATATTACAAGAAGGTTTGCAAGAGAAGAAAGAGTTAGAAACAATGCTAACTTCTGGTGCTGCCCCTGGTTTTGGTGATGCCGCTCCTCCAATGTTTTTTGTAGGTTAATGAGCATACACAAAAAAGGTGATTTTAAAAAGGGTGTATACAGACCTATTTACCGACAAAAATTTAAAGGTAAAAAATATCCTGTCTATCGTAGTTCGTGGGAACTACATTTTTTTCGCTGGTGCGACTATAATAATAATGTTTTAGAGTGGACTAGTGAAGGTATAGTTGTCCCATATATTAGCCCTCTTGATACTAAGACACATAGATACTTCGTTGATAATAGTTTAGTGTTAAATCAACGAGGTAAGAATGTAAAATACTTAGTAGAAATTAAACCTTTTACTCAAACTCAAAAGCCAGTTATGAGAGGTCGTAAGAAACAAAGTACGTTTTTACATGAGCAAGCTACGTATGATGTTAATCAAGCGAAATGGAGAGCCGCTAAGCAATGGGCGGATGATCATGGGTACAAGTTCCTTATATTAACTGAAAAGGAATTATTTAGCGGAAAAAGCGCAAAGAGATAATAAATATTTTATAAGGCATATGTCATTTAAACTTTTAATCGAAAAAACTGACCCTCAAGAGTTTGAATATATTCTCGAAGAGAAGAATACTAAAGAAGCTCCACGGTTGTATATCAAAGGACCGTATATGATGGCAGATGGTGTTAACAAAAACAATCGCGTATATGATCTTGATAATATGATTGAAGAGGTAGCGCGGTATGAAAAAGAAATGATTAATGCAGATCGCGCCATGGGAGAGTTAAATCACCCTACTACTGCTGAAGTAGATTTAGAAAGAGCTTGTCATATTGTTACTGAAATGACTCAAGATGGTAGTACGTTTATTGGTAAAAGCAAAGTATTACAAACACCTTGTGGCGAGATTGTTCGAAAGCTTGTTACTGATGGTGTAAGAGTAGGTATGTCCTCAAGAGCATTAGGCAAGATTGATCAACAAGGAGAGGTTGGTAAAGTTAGTGAGATGAAACTTGTTGCTATTGATTGTGTTGCCGATCCATCCTATTCAGATGCATTTGTAAATGGTATTTTAGAATCTAAACAATGGATTCTAAATAAAGACGGTTCGTTTGAAGAGCATTATGACAGGTTCGAAGAGAGTTTAAACAAACTACCGCGCAATGATGTTAATGATTATCTAACAGAAAAAATCATTGCTTTCATTAGAAATATTTAAAAAAGACGTTAGGATAAGATAAATAATTATGATGGATCAAAAACAACAGATCAGATCTTTTATCGCTAATATTATCGATAAGAATTATGCTAGTGCGCATAAGAATTTAAAAAGCGTCACAGACGCTAAAATAAAAGAAAGAATCACTAACGCAAAGAAAAAGGATTTATTTTAATCATGAGCAAGATAACTGATTTATTAAAAGAAGTAGGGAAAGACGTTCTCACAGAGGAAAGTCTTGAAACTATCGAGACAGTTTTTAACGAAGCTGTAGAGAAAAAAGCAACTGAGCGCGCTGAGCTCGCCACTGAAGCTGCATTGCAGGTTCAGGACGATGAGCATTCTAAGAAGCTAGAAGAGCTGCTTGAAGCAATCGACAAAGATCACGCGAAGAAACTCGAAAAAGTTGTTGAAGCAGTTGATACAGACCGTACACGTAAACTTAAGAATGTTATTCGTAAGTATCAGACTGCAATTGCTGAAGAAGCAAGTGGCTTAAAAGAAACCATGGTTGAATCTGTATCTGATTATCTTGACTCATATATTACAGACACCCTACCTACAGAGACCATCGAAGAAGCTACTAAAAATCGTCGTGCGTTTGACGTTCTTTCAGAAATTCGCAAAATGTTATCAGTTGATATGGTACTTGCTAATGAATCCATCCGCGAAGCTGTAAAAGACGGTAAAGCTACAATTGAAGAATCTAAGAAGAGTCTTGCTGAAATGACTGAATATAATTCTGATCTTAAGATTCAATTAGAGGGTGCACAGAAAGAGTTATTCTTAGAAAAGAAACTCGCTGGCTTTGACGAAAAGAAAGCAAAATTTGTTCGTAAAACATTTGCTGACAAAGAATTAGCTTTCATCGAAGAAAATTTTGATTACACAGTAACAATGTTCGATAAGAAGACTGAAGAAGCTCTTCAAGTTCTTAAAGAAGAGGCTACTAAAGAGTGTAAAGCACAGGAAGCAGAAGTAGTTGTAGAAGAGAGCTCATCTACTCCTAAGTCAGCGACCGAACTTTATGCTGCTGAGTTAGCTGCAATGAGACTGTAAAGTAATCTATAACTGTTGAGGTATATTACTACCTGATTCTCCAATACAATGGAAAAAA